AGCGTGTGAACTACCATCTCGGCATCGAAAAGAAGCAGCGCCGCGACCCGAAGGCGTTTGGCCGTGGCCCTGAGGATCAGCAGGCGGCGGAAGTCGCCACTGAGGCGCTGCGCTATGCGATGGACCGCACGGACTATCACACCGAACGCAGCCGTGTGTGGGAGAACATCAAGGTTGAGGGCATCGGCGCGCTGGAAGCGTCGCTTGAGCCCCGGCCTGACGGCAATTCGGACATCAAGTGGAAGCAGATCCCGTGGGATCGCTTCTTCTACGACCCGCACAGCGCCCGGGGCGACTTCGCAGACGCGCGCTACCTCGGCCAAGTCAAATGGATGGACGAGGAAGAGGTTATCTCGGACTACCCGGACGGCGGCGTGGCGCTCGAGGCGGCGCTAACGAGCGCTACCGATGGCGGCTTAGGCCTTGGCGACACGTACGAGGATCGCCCGCGCTGGCAGATGTGGGCTGATCCTAAGCGCAAGCGAGTGCGGGTGGTTCAGGTCTGGTACTTGATGCAGGGCAAATGGTGTTGGGCCGAGTTCTGCAAGGGCGGCATCCTCGCAGCGGGGCCTAGCCCGTATGTGGACGATGAGGGCGACACGCTCTGCGGCATCATCGCTGAGAGCTGCTACATCGACCGCGAGAACGCGCGGTACGGCGAAGTCCGTGACCTGATCGACCCGCAGGACGAAGTGAACAAGCGCCGCTCCAAGGCGCTGCACGCGGTCAACACGAACGTGGTGATCACCGAGAACGGGGCGATCCCAGACGGTGACACCGAGAAGGCGCGCCGCGAGGCCAACCGCCCGGACGGCTTCATCGTCGTGCAGCCTGGCCGGCGCTTCGAGATCGACCGCAACACCGACTTGGCGCAAGGCCAAGCCATGCTGCTGACGCAGGCTATGGCTCACATCATGAGCAGCGGCCCGAACGCGGCCTTGCTCGGCAAAGGCACAGAGGATCAGTCCGGCCGCGCTATCCAGGCGCAGCAGCAGGGCGGCATGATCGAGCTGGGCGATGGCTTGGACGTTCTGCGCCGCATGGATTGGCGCGTGTACAAGTTCACATGGTTCGCGCTGAAGCAGTATTGGCAAGCGCCGATGTGGATTCGGGTGACGGAAGACCCGGAAGCGCCGACTTATGTGGGTATTAACCAGCCGCAGATGGACCCGATGACGGGCCAGATGCAAGTACACAACCAGATCGCCGCGGCTGATGTGGACATCATCATCGAAGACGCGCCGGACGTGCCGACGCTCGAGGGCGAGACGTTCGCGGCCGTCATGGACGTGCTCTCCAAGGGCGCGCCGCCGCCGATGATGAAGGTCATGCTTGAGCTGCATCCGGGCCTGAAGCCCAGCGTCAAGAAGCGCATGAACACGTTCATTGACGAGATGATGCAGCAGGCGGGCCAGCAGGCGCAGGCGCAAGCGCAAGCTGAACAGATGAAGGTTCAGACCGAGGCGCAGGCCAAGGCGGCAGACGCGCGCCGTGAGGACATGCGGCTCCAGTTCGAGATGCAGGGCGGCGCCGATCAGGGCCGTGCGCAGCTTGAGCGCGAGAAGATGGCGCTGGAACGCGAGAAAATGGTTCTCGACGCACAGCAGCAGTCTGTTGAGACGGACATTAAGCGCGCTGAGCTTGCGGTGAAGATGAAGGAGCTGGAGCTTAAGATGCGCGAGATGGACTTGCGCAACGCAGAGCTACGGCAGAGCGGCGAGATTGAGCGCGCGCGTTTGGCGGATGGTCAGCAGGCGCGGTCTGAGCAGCGGGCTAGTACGCCACAATCGCAACCGCAGAATGACCGCAGCGGCGAGGCGATCGGCAAAGGTTTAGAGGCATTGGCGCAGGCTATGAGCCGGCCGAAGCGTGTGGTTCGCGGCGCCGATGGGCGCCCTGAGGGGATCGAATGAGCAAGGGTAATACTTTCGAGAACGATCTGCTTTTGCTGATCTTCAACAACACAAACGCGGCGGATATTGGCGACGCGACGGGACTGCGCGGCTCGTCCACTGCGGGTTCGCTTTATGTGACGCTGCACACGGCTGACCCAGGTGAGGGCGGCAACGCGACCACGAACGAATGCGCCTACACGTCTTATGCGCGCGTTGCGGTGCCTCGCTCCGGCTCAAGCTGGACGGTGACAGGCAACGCTGTGACGAACGCGGCGCTGATCCAGTTCCCGCAATGTACGGGTGGTTCGGAGACGGCGACCCACTTTGGCATCACGGTGGCTGCCTCCGGTACGTCCAAGATTCTCTACAAGGGCGCGCTTAGCGCTTCGCTGGCCATTAGCTCGGGCATTCAACCGCAATTCGGAGCAGGCGAGCTTGACGGCACGGAGGACTGATGACCGACACCCCGGTTATCATCCGCTATCGCTGCCCAACCTGCGGCATTGAGGTGCGCGCAGAAGAAGGCGCGCCCTACAAGGCGTGCGCCTGCGTAGAGCCATACGAGGCTGAGCCGGAGGCGACCGAGTGACCGGCTTCCGCAATCACCGCGAACTAATCGAAGCCGTTGAGGCTGGGCAGACGACCACGTTCGGTTGGCGCAAAGCGCCGACGCAAACGACCGCGACCAATATCTGGTTTGATCTGAGCATGAGCCCAGGCAATCCGATCCCGAACTACTACGCCGCTGCGCCGCTCGCATCGAAGCGGCTGACGCAATCGAGCGACGGCGGCATCTTTCATGGCGCAGCGCCCGGTGGTTCATACACTAAGCACTTGCGTCGCTTCACGGCGCTGGTCTCGACGCCGACCACGGCAGTCCCGCTGCCGATGATCCTCTGTGACTACCTGCTCTACTACTCGTTCGTGGACATGGGCACGACCGATCAGCAGGACATGACGCAATCTGAAACGCTCTCGCGCTACACCGATGGCGAAGGCGTGCAGATCATGGCGGTTGAGGTCGCAGCCCAGATCGGCGGCCAATCGTTCTTCGCAACCTACACCAATTCAGATGGCATCACTAACCGCGTGACGCCGACAGTGAGGTGCAACACACAAGTCTCAACCGGCACGATCATTTCAACGGCTGCCGCCACGCTTGGCTGCGCTGGCCCCTTCTTGCCGCTGCAACAAGGCGACACGGGCGTCCGTTCAATCCAGAGCTTGACCATGCTCGGCGCGGACGTTGGCCTCATCGCGCTCGTGCTGGTGAAGCCGCTAGCGACCATCGGCGTCTACGACATCACCGCGCCTGCGGAAAAGGACTTCGCCACCGACAATCCAGCGACGCTGCCGCGCATTTACGATGACGCCTACTTGAACCTGATTTGCTTGCCATCGGGCACGCTCGCAGCTGGCCAGATCATGGGCACGATAGAAACGGTGTGGAACTGATGGCTGGCTTTAGCTCACTTGATAACCTGATCTCTAACGTCTCCAACTCGGGCAAGTTCTTCCGCTCAGACTGGAACAAGAACCACGCCACGGCGGGCACCGTGATTGCGGGCTCGTGGCAATGCCTGCTCGGCGGCGCGGGCAATCCCGGCGCAAACACACAGCTAGGCTCTGGCGTGACGCTGGTTCAGAAGCCGCTCTATGACTTCACCTCTACGGCTGGCGCGATCCAGCATGGCGGCGCGGTCAACGCAGCTTACGATGGCTACAAGGTGCTCCTGAATGCGAGCGCCTATAGCGCTGCGGCCACGACTATGCCTGCCGTGTTCATGCTCTGTGATTTCCTTTCTTACGCAACGCTCACCAACGCTACGATCTCGACGGCTGGCACCAAGACCTTCGTCAACACCGAGGCGGTGACATTCTCGTCTTCGTCGGGCCTGTTGATGACCACGGCGGCAGACTACGACACCTACACGCCAGTTCGCTTCACGACGACAGGCGCGCTTCCGACTGGCCTCGTTGCTGCCACGACCTACTGGACGATCCGCGTCAGCGCGACCACCTCGCGCCTCGCCACAACGCTGCAAAACGCCATTGCGAGCACGGCCATCGCGTTTACCGATGCGGGCTCAGGCACCAACACGATGTTCGTGCGCCACCCTCGCTACACGGACGGCGCGGGCGTCATGCCGCTGTTGGTCGCGTCCACAGCGGGCACGGCTGGTACCGGCACGTTTCAGCTTACCTACACCAACCAAGCGGGCACCGGCTCGCGCACCACGCCATCCTCGCCTGCGCTGCCAACGAACACAGCCACGAGCCCGCTGCTGACCATTCCCTATTCAGGCACCGGCTCAGGCAAGTTCGGCCCGTTCATGCCGCTCGCTGGCGGCGACTCCGGCGTGCGCGAAGTGACCAACATTATCCTCGGCTCGGCTGGCGTCACGACAGGCGTTTACAACATGGTCTTCGCCAAGCCGCTGCTGACGCTACCAATGACGACACTGGGCGTGGCGGCGGAGCGTGATTTGGTGAACCAGCTTCCGTCCATGCCGCGCGTGTTTGACGGCGCGTGCCTGGGCTGGCTCTGCTACGCGGGCGCAGCCATCCCGAACAACAGCGCGTTTTATGGCCACCTCGATTTCGGCTGGTCGTGATGCATGGCGCTTCTCGGCAACTACTCGCTCGCTTCTAAGTCGCCGGGTCGCTTCGTCGGCGGCAACTCCACGTCTGTAGCCTCGGGTATCGGGCAGTTCTCGCCGCAGCTTCCGGGTAACTGGGGCGGCTCGGGCGCGCGGCGTAATTTCGCTCTGCAAGAGGGCGCATCGGCTGCAAACGAGATTGCGGCCATACCGGACGGCTACGGCGGGACGGCATACGTCATGCCGATCCAGTCGGCGCGGATTTCGTCGCACAACGCCTCAAACGGTGTAGCGGCGTTTACAGGCAACGTCGCCGCAGGCCGCAACATTGCGGGCGAGTTCGGTGGGGTGGCTGCGTTCACCGCGACCGGGCAGTTGGTCGTTAGTGGCTCGGGCTCGTTTGCTGGTGTAGCGGCGTTTGAGGGCAATATCGTCGCTGCTTTGGCCGCGTCCGGTTCGTTTGCCGGTGCAGCGAGCTTCAGCGGCGCGGTGATCGCTAAGGGCTTCATGGCCGGTGCGTTTGCTGGCTCTGCGAGCTTCACGGCGACGCGCTACGCTACCGGCTCGCTGTCAGGCTCGTTTGCGCCAGCCATCACGCTGGAGGCGGCGGGCTTCTCTGGCTATTTGCTGGATGAGGAAGACATTGAAACGGGCCTTACACTTCGCCAGGCGTTGCGCTTGATTACGGCGGCGGTCGGCGGTGAGGTGTCGGGCGGCGGCACGACGACGATCACGTTTAGGAACGCTGTGGCGGATGATGCAGACCGCATCATCGCCACGGTGGACTCGAACGGGAACCGCACAGCGATAACGTACGATCTGCAATGAGCGCCTCGCACTTCGGCTCTGGCTTTTGGCCTGATGATTACTTCGGGCTCTATTTCCAGCCGGAAGCGGGCGGCGTCATCATTGGCGTGCTGTCCGGTAGCTTTGCGGGGGCGGCAAGCTTTGCCGGGACGCTGGAGCAGCCGGCGGCGCAGGAGTTTGAGGGCCACGGCGCGCGGTATTGGCGCACGGTTCGCAAGAACCGCGATAACAAGCGCCGTGAGCTGGAGGAGCTTTACGCCGAAGCGCGGCGTGAGGAGCTAGCCGAAGCGGACGAGGATCGCATCGAGGCGATCATTGAGCCGTTTACACCAGCGCTACGGATGCCGCCTGCGGCAAAGGTCGATTGGGCGGCGATGTCCGATCAGTCGGCCGACATGCTGCGGCAAGTGCTGCTGAACGCCATTGCGGCGGCGGCAGCGTACCAAGCCGCACAGGAAGCGGCTCGCATCGCATACGAGGCAGAGCTTGATGATGAGGATGAACTCATCCTCTTGCTCGCCGCATAAGTTTCGCCCGCGTGAGTGTTATCACGCAACCGCATCGCCTCACGGTCTGAGGTGTTTCGTCCCGCCCACGTTACGGGCGTGGCCTTCGGGCCTCTCGCGGCATCACCGGCGCACAGGTGAAGAGGAGCTAGGAATTTGTCAGAGGAAGAGAAGGACGGCGCAGTAGCGCCGGCTGAGCCCGTACACACGCCGCTCAGTGAGATTGTCGATAAGCCCAGATTGCAGACGGACACGTCCCCTGCGGTCGATCCGCCAAGGCAAGCGGCGCCGGTTGAAAAGCCGGAACGCAAGTCAAAAGTGGATGACGAGACCCGTATTCGCGGCCTGATCCGCGAGACGATCGAGGAGCGCGACAAGCGGCAAGCGCTTGAGCGTGAGCGCGATCAGTACAAGCGCGCATGGGAAGAGCATCAGCGAACGCTGTCAGCTAAGACCAAGGCGCCTGTGCCGGATATGTTCCGCGACCCGCAGGCTTACACAGCTTACGTTGAGCAGATGACCTTAGAGAACGCGCGGCAAATCGCTGAAGAGCGATCTGCGCCGTTAGTCGAAAAGGTCACACGGCTTGAGCTACAGTTGTCGGAGCGATCGGCGTCGCAGCACCTCGGCCCGGAAAAGTGGAAGAAGCTCAACGATTGGATCGAGCAGCAAGGCGAGCAGTTTAAAAACTGGGCGATAAGCCAGCCCGATCCGTACTTTGCAGCTTACGAACAGTACCGGCAGCGCACGACGTTCGAGCGCTTGGGCAATGACGACATCGACACTCTCATCGAAAAGGAAGTCGCAAAGCGCCTAGCCGCGCAGCGTGGCCCGATCGATGCGCCTGACGGCGACATCGAAGAGGACGACGCAGACTTCGACGCCCCTCGCAGACCAGCTCCCAAGTCTTTCGCCTCTTCGCGATCGGCAGACCCCACGCGTGACCCTGGTGGCCGTTTCACCGGCCCCAAGCCGCTGGGTGCAATCCTCGCGGAGAAATCCCCGAACCGTCGAAAGCGCTGACCGCAATGCGGCGGCGCTCGGAGTAAACACCAATGGCTGATACGAGAGCCGCAACAGGCTTAACGCCCCAGCAGTGGGACGATAAGTTCTTCACCGAGTACTTCCAACAAAACCGCTTCTCCGATCTCATGGGGACTGACGAAATGTCGGTTATCCAAGTGAAGGAGAACCTGACCAAGGGTACAGGCGACAGCCTGACCTTCGCTCTGGTCAACAAGCTGACCAACGAAGCGGTCACCGGCACGAACATGCTGGAAGGTAACGAAGAGGACATCTCGTCCCGCTCGTTCCGTCTCTACATCGAGAAATACCGCAACGCCGTTCGCATCCCGGAGATGGAGGAGATCAAATCCGCCATCGACCTCCGTGAAGCGGGCCGCGCAATCCTGATGGATTGGGCCAAGGAG